TTATACAGGTGTGCCTTCTGCCCAGTAGGTGAACCATACTTAGGCTTGGCATCATCTAATCTTCTAAACTTAAAGCCAACACAACCACCAGATGCAGTGATGTATGGGATGGATAGCCACCCTTCATACATCTCGTGACCATTGATGGGGTTAGTAATAGTTCCTAGTTGAAACAGTCCCGCTGTCTCTTCAGAGATCCCACGTCCTTCGAGTACGCCCAGTGCTTCTGGACTTATTGCCTGTGCGTATTGTTGCGCCGCTTCCAGCAGCAATTTCGACTGCACGTTTGAGGCCATCGTTAAACTCCAAGTTCTCTAGGATACATACTAGGTTAGCTGCGTTGCCACCCTTACCGCAGGTATGGCAGAAATATAAATTGTCATAAGTATTGATAACTGCTGAACGTCTACTGTCACTATGTAAACAGCAACGAACCGAAGCACTCTTGCCTTCACGTACCTCACCTCCGAAGTGCGAAACAATTGCGCCTATGGGGATTGAGTTTGCATCAACGGCACCTTTGAACCTTCCCGCTTTACGTACCCTGGACCAGTCTTGTGCTGGCATACACACCCCTTATCATCACACTTCTCGTGCCAATGAGATGAACGTTTGTAGTGAGCAAGCGTGTTCTCTTCTCCTGCCTTATTGCAGTTTTGGCAAATCATCTTCAGTCTCTTCTTCTACCTCTGGTACAAGTATCTCTGTTGTGGTGATTTCACCTTCTGGTACTGGCATTACTGTTTCTCCTTTTCCCACTCTAAGTGGATTGGTCCTTTTTCTTTATGTCGTTTGATTAGAGATTGTAAACCTTTTTCTGAGCTACCTATAATTGTAAGACCACAATTGCAAACCTTTGAATAGTGTGGCGGTTCACTATAAGTATAAGTTCCTTCGTTCATTGTTTTTCCTTTGTCCATTGTGCTAGGTCTTGAATGACCCAGGCCTGATCTATTGAAGCGTTGCGACGCTTAACTACCACGTAAGACAGAGGAACTTCCCCAAGACCTCTTGCCTTTGCATAGTTAAGCGCCTCAACTTGTGCTTCTCTCCAGAACTCAGGCAACGATAGGGTTGCCCTGTTCTTGAGTTCAAGGATGTAAGTTTCTCCCGCGATAACAGTTACGATGTCGCCCTCATCCTTTGCCCCAGCTTTAGTCAGACGTTCTGCAATAACTCCAGCCTTGCGGAGCCACTTCATTACATCTGTCTCAAACTGAGAACCTTTAGTCTTGTTGTACTGACTCATCTACCAGTACTACCTTGTTGATCTTGTAAACGATGTTGCCTTCTTCGTCTTTGACTAACTCAACAACACCAGATTGCAGCAACGCACCAACGAAGTTGGTTACATCTACCTTGAGAGCATCAAGTTCTGCACGTAGTGCATTAGTAGCATCACGCACTGCATCAATCCTAAGATTATCTCTGTACTTATTTGATAACTGTTCAGACATTATACCCTCCTTGGTATCCTGCAATCGTATCTTTTCTTAACATCCAACCGAACTCATTTTGATCTGAGATCTGTACTGCTGCATAGTTTACCAGTAGCTGTGCATACTTACTGCCATCTGCAGTATGTGCGCCAAAGCGATTCTTCACCGGTGCTACCTTGAGTACTCCTTGCGTTGGGTCATAGCCCAGTGTAAGTATCAGTGCAGGTAACTGACTGACCTTTCCGTGAATTGCTCTGCGATGAGGTGGGTTACTAGGTGAGCCATACTCTGACTGTTCTGATACGTGGTGCAGTACCATCACACAAGCCTCAGTCTTGCGTGCCATATCGTGTAGCTCCATCATAATTGCTCTAAGTCCAGCCCATTCGTTGTCCGTCTCAGCGGTGATGTTCATTAGGTTATCAATGACTATCAACTCAGGTGGCTGACCATAGAGTTCTACGTAGGCCCTGATCTCTAACTCCAAGTCATCAATGTTTGGAGATGAATCAAAGACCCACTTGATGTGTGAAAGTTTATCTAAGTGTGCATTGTAATACTTACTATCGTTAGACAAGTTTGCCTCTACTGTCACTTGTGAGTGACCAGATAGATGAGACACAGACCTCATCATTACGGTAGTGGTATCAGTATCTGCGGAGAAGAAAAGTGTAGGAACTTTGGCTTTGATTGCATAGATCAATGAGAACATAGACTTACCAGCATTAGGTGCAGCAGCTACCATACATACCTGGCCTCTGCGAAACTTAATACCTTCGGCTGCTAACCCACTCCACACATCAGGCAGTGGTGTTGCTTTGGTAAGCACTCCACTCCAAGCGCGGGAAAGATTAAGCACTTCTGTCCTCCTGATTTAATCTAATATTACGTTGTCTACGGATGCTTCTGCGTTCTAGGTCGGCAAGGCCACCCCAGATTCCGTGTAATTCGTTATGGATTCCCCACTCTGCACACTCAATTTTGTGTGGACAAGAATGGCAAATAGATTTTGCAATCTTTGCTTCAGTCTGACCAATGCCACCTGATTCTTTCTCAGGAAACCAGTAGTCACCACCTACAGTTGCACAACTAGGAGCTTCGTATCTACTTGGCTCCCGCATTAGTTAGCGAACCCAGATAGTGTCGCACTTATCTGGCGCACCCTTAGGTGCTGCACACATATAACCTGACCACGGACCCTTTTGTCCTACACCTGATCGCAGTGACATCACACCGTGACGGCAACTATTACCGCCACCTTGTGGTGCTGGTGCAGCAACTGGTGTTGCATTAAATGATTGTGCTACTGCTGCAACTGTTGGTGCTGGTGTACCGCCTGTGAACTCTGCACCTGTTGCTTTAATCAAAGATGCAACCATACCCAGATCATTAAGACCTGTCTCTAAATCCTGTACATCTTTTGCGTACAAGTTAATAAGTGTTCCATCTGCTAACTTGTAGTTAATCTGGAACTTTGTTCCCTCTGTAGCCATTTACTTACCTCCACTTTGTTTTACAGATAGTCGCTGACTCTCAGCTCCTACCTTCTTAGGGACAAACCCTAATAGTTTTTCTACCTCATCACTGTCAACTGACTCGCGCCCTTTAACAGTTGTCCAACTGACTTCGATACCTGAATTAGTAGTACCCAGTACTCCTTCGAAGGATGTCTTCAAAGATTCCTGCTGCTTTTCTAACTCTTTGATCTGTACTGCTAACTGTAGATACAACAATGCGTTCTTGTCAACATCTGCATCATCAATCAGTACATCACTGACTGGTGTACGTTCTTTTTTTAGACCAACGCATCCCATCTGCCCACTTGCGTCATAGAACTTGCAGTAGAACTGACAGTAGTTTGCATCCTTTTCAGGTGCTGGCGCTTCCTTTGCTTCTTTAACAGCCGCTAGCCAACCGAGTGCTTCTAGTGCAATGGACTCATCGTAGTCTTCGGTGTGAACCTTGACATCTCTTTCGTCCCCGTCCCTGGCAATTGCTACCAGTGACACTCGGTTGACCGCATAGCCGTTCTTAGCTAGGAGGTAGCCGTATAGCTGCACCTGCCACCGTTGTTGCGTTGATGGAAAGTATCCAAGGTTCTTAATCTTAGATGTCTTCCAGTCAATCACATCACCGGTGCCTGGTACAAAACAGTCAATGTGTGCTTTCATTCCGTTGTATTCAACTTCGGTTTCAATCAGCACATCTGGATTATCTGCTAACGCTTTCTCAATCTCTGCGTGGATAGCAGTACCCATAATCGCAGCAAGTTTTAACTCGTTGTCATTAGTTTCAGGTTGATCGTTAAGTCGGTACCACACCTTACGACGACAGCCACCTACCTCTGATGGACCAATCTGTACCTGCGTAGATCGTGAACGCTTAGCATCTCCTGCACGTAGTGCAGTAAGTAATAATTCTTTTGGATCAGTTGCTGTCATTGTTATTCTCTTCTTCTAACTTGTACGCTAAACGACAAGCCTTCCAACCCATATCATAAAAGTAATGAGCAGCATACTCATCTGTCATTGGTATTGAATTAACTTCCATAGCTCCTCCTAGAACCGTTCTTGTACCACCAATTGTATAGGCTTACCCGTGTTGGCATCAAGTACCGAAGCAATCTCTACGGCTTTACGGGCGTGTCGCTTTGCGTAGGCTAACTCCATATCAGGCTTGACAATTGAATAGAGATAGCCAAGAGCAAGCTGGCCCCCACTACCGATACCGTACGCTCCGTGATTTGCTTGGAAAAAAGAGAGATCACAAGCAATGCGAAAGATATTACCGTTAAAAGCAATGAGATAATCGAAGCCACCATCTTTGTCCACCTTGTTGTAGTCGTAGTTGTTGTCGTTAAACGCTGTAAGAATACTGGGTATAACCTTCTTACCCATAAATTGTGCTGGCTCTTCACCACGATAGAGCGGTGGCTTCCAGTTGTAGGCAAGGATGTCACCAGGTCTAGTGTCCCCTGAGATACCGATGAGATACTTACCGACCTCAAGAATCTTCGGCGTACTGGTGGCTAACGTTACTAGGTTGTCCTCGGTAATCTGGCTATCAGCCACGAGTACGGCGTAATCAATACCTTCCAAAGCTGCGATTGTGGTCATAGGTTTTATCATACCAGTAACATCGGCGTGTCGTCGCGTAGCGACACCTACTAGGCACTACAATATGAGCCGTGAGGCGAATTAAACAGGCGGGCGCCCTCAAGGGGCGCAGCAGTACTAACCGTACAGTAACCCTGCGGTTCCGTCTACCAACCCTGCCATCGTTAAGATGGCGCAGGAATACCCTTCCTAAGCCATTCGGTTCAGACCTTCGTGGCCTTGGTCCCATACATATATGCCCTTGCGGATCTCAAGTATTTAATGTAGCAGCTTCATTTGATGAGTACGAATTAACTTGGTATTTTCTGGACGCAACTTGCTTTAGTTGTGGTAATTTAGTGTGTGTCCCGTGCCCAGTAGACAACCCAGATAGGGTAGAATAACCCTGCCAGAACCGTTTTAGAAGGGTGTTAAGTGTCTACTAGGATATGTTTATCCTGCCAACAGGAATACGAGCTTAAAGTTGAAGTCTATAAAAGTGGGCAAAAGTCAACAAGAAAGTATTGTGATGCTTGCCTAAGAGAAATTTCAGTCCAGTCTGGTAAAAGAAAAACACAAACCCGATCAGATAAATTTACTTACCTATCTGATACCAGGAAAATATCTAAGCGTGACGGATATGTATTTGTAATTCACAATGGGGTTTGGCATTCCGAGCACAGATTAGTGATGGAAAAGGTTTTAGGAAGACCCTTGATTAGAGGTGAATCAGTTCACCATATCAACGGTATACGTGACGATAACCGAGAAGAGAACCTGGAGTTGTGGCTAGGTGCTATCAGATACGGTCAAAGAGCAACTGACATTAAATGTCATAACTGCGGAGAACCATACAAAATTTAGGCACAAAAAAAGCGGCTCCCGAAGGAGCCACTCTTTCTGTTTGCCTCGCGCTGTAACTAGATTACTTGTCTAGTACTCGTCCAAACTCTGCTTCTGTCTTGTCAGCCCACTTGATTGCTGGAGCTGCTACTGCGCCCACCAATACTGCGTACTGTGGAGCAAGGTCTGTTAGTAGCGTGATACCCATTGCAACTGCAGCACCTGCGATTGCACGGATGTAGGACTTGATAACTGCCTTGTGCTTCTTACTTAGTTTTAGTTTCATTTGTTCTCCTTCTTCTTAGGTAAAGGCTTAGGTAAATTAGCCTTTACTTTGTTGACAACCTTTGGTTTGCCCAGCCAAGGGAACCAAGGGGAAGTGTCATCTCCACATCCTTCTTTGATCGAGATGTGAAGATGCTTGTTGTGCGGGTTGGAGCCTGTGTATTTACGATGACCCTTTTCCTTTGACCAGATTTTTCCTTGAAAAATTAAGTAACTTACACGTGGATCTGTTCTTAACTTCTGAAATATCAAGAAGCAATCAATGCCGCCCAACTTATCGTGGGTTAGATCTACTGCATAACCTGTGTTGTGGTCTGAATTAGGATTCGCTTTGATGTGTTCCTTGCTCGGTAACAGTCCATCCGATGCTTTCAAACGCAATGGTGCTATCGCTGTGGCTTGTCGAAGGACAGCAATAGCGGCAGGTGTGGCTCGTTTCGCAACAGGTTTCATTCATAGTTCCTTCTTTGTGAGTGGCTTACAATGTACTTACGGTAACAAGATGATGCGGAAATCAGTAAACTCGTTAGTCCAAATATTTGTTGCAATAGTTACCGTGCCAGTTGTATTAGATCCTGTGTATGAAGTCTCATCTGAGCCATTAACAAAAATAACTTTGGCAACTGAACAGTCAACACTTATACCAGTTACGGTAACAGAGCTGACCTTGATTCCATTATTACGACTATTGCCGTATTCAAAGGAAGTTGTAACCCCATCTGAATCACAAGCAACTGCCTCATTTTGTCCAACTGCTGCAAAGAATGGGCTGGTAATTACTAACGGTGCAATAGCATAAACAGTTCCTGTTAAAAGTGTTGTGCTAACTAAAACTGAAATGATGAAAAGTCTTTTAGTGTTTTTAATTTTCTTTTCCTTCGTTATGTGATTGTAGGTGGTCTGCTACTCTTTGTTTAATTGCTGCTTGTTCAACCAATAAGGTAGTTATGTTATCATTGTTCTTGTGAGTTATAGGCAATATCTGTAACTTAATTAAATCGTTGAGGCTTTCACCACCATTAGGGCGCAGTTCCCATAGATAATGTTTAACCATCCAACGGAACAAAGCAGCAAAGCCACCTATTACTGTACATACGGCTACTGCTATTGCTGCGTAGTCTTCTGGTTGCATCATACCGTCCTTATTGTGACTAATAAAAGGCCGCCATAACCTGAAAACCTTTTGTCTGATGGTGTGTTGTTTCTAAAATCCATCTCTTCAATGATGCCAAGGTATGACTCACCAGTTCTAAAGTCTTGAATCTGGATGGTATCTCCATTGTTTTCAATTAACTCTAGTTGACTCATACGATCATAGGCTGCACCTTCAAAGCCAACCTCGACTCCGAAGTGGTCTGTCTCGTGGTCAAAGCAAGATAGTGGATACTGAATCAATCTCTGACGTGGTGTTGCAGGTAGTGAACGTAGCTGGTAACCAGTAAACAATGGCCCATTGGCTGAGTTGGTACTAGAACGAGTTAATGTAAACTGAAAGCCAAGATACTCTTGGGCAGTTTGTGGGTAGTTAATATTGATCTGAGGTACAGCAGACTCTTGACCAAAGACACCGATAGTGTAGAAGTTATTGGAAGCATCTACTGATTGGATAGTAACGCCACCATTGGTGGTATCTACACGAGCCTGCATCAACTTAAAGATCTTAGCCTCTAGTGTGTTGTATCGGATATAACCGGTACGCAAGTATCCACTTGGTACAAGGGTAGATGCAGATTCAATCCATATTCCATCACCTGGTATGCCAAAGACAACCCTATCGGTAGAGCCAAGGAAGTCTGTAGATACTGGGTTAGCAGTCTCACTGGCTGCACAAACATCCCAAGCATAGGCAAAGATGAGGCTACCAGGAACTACTGGTTGTGATAAATCAATGCGGATTAGACCTGACTCAGTACCTTGCAAGGTTGTTACATAAGCAAATTTATCTTTGAAAGTTACGCTCTTGCACTCTGTATCTACTAACAATGGTCCGTAGTTTATGTCACCATCGGCAGATAAGACTGCAACTCTTACGCCTTTATTAGTGCAAAGAACTCCAAAGGTACCAAGGTATACATCAAAGGCGTTTAGTATCTCACCTTCTGGCAGGTCAACAACTACAGTAGGAGTATTAAGTGTTGGGAAACCAAGAGTATTAGGAGTAGTAGGATCTAAAGTAATCTTGTATAAAGATGACAAAGATCCAGCATAGCCACCAACATAGAAAGCAGCAGGTCCTTCAGATATGGTCGTCCATATCCACGATGGGTTTGGATGTTCATACAGGGCGGTAGGTAAAGCGTGACCACCTGCGGTGGATGCAATGTTAGATTCTAATTCATATAACTCTCTACCCACGCCAGCAAGTAAACGTTGCTTTGCATAACGCAGTGCTACTGTGGTAACTGGACCATTAAGATCGTAGATATGACCGTCAGATGTAGAACCAAAGATATTACCTCTATGAAGTTTGTCATTATCTGCAGCAAAATATCTAGTACCATCAGAGGTTAGCGCCATAAAATCAAGTGTGTGTGGAGCTGCTGTTAAGGTATAAGTAGTAACGGTAGGCGTATCACCACTCATAGTAAGTTTCTTAAGATCAACTCCTTCAGTAAAGACAACTGCATCTACATTGTTAGCATTATCTTTAGCACCAACTAGATATAGGTTAGTTGCTGTTGCAGCCCTAGCCCTGACTGTGGTGTTAAGCAGAGTAGCCTGTCCTTTAGTCCATACATCTAATCCCTTAGACTCTGTAAATTGAAAGCGTAGCGACTCATCTTGCTGTGGTTCATAGAACTTAATGCCAGCACCAAGGTGAAAGGATGATTGGCTACGTAGCCACCAACCAGTTAAAGTCTGTTCTCCAGCCTCACGGCTCTGGTCAATCTGTTGCTTACGATACTGAGCGGTGACACGACGATAAGGTGAATCGTCACTGTTGAGTAAGAAGAACGGTAGACCTGCAATAGCTACATCGTATGCTTCGCGTGTTGAGGCATAGGTACTAGCATTTGAAGGGTTGGAAAGTACGTAGGGGATGCCCTCCGTTATATCGTCGCCGTATGGCATCTACACTCCTTTAAGTTGGCATAAAAATATGACCAGTTTATTCACTTGGTCAGGTGATGTTACTGAAAGTTAAGCAGGTAGTTCTACTTCAACCCACGATAGGGTTGGTTCATCCCAAGTAAATACTTTGCCTTCTTCTACTGGCATTGGAGTTGGAGCGTTCCATACATAAGTCTCAGTATCTAGTGTCCAAGAATCAAATGGCTTAGGTGCTGCAAATCCTGTACCGTCCCAAGTGTAACCAATACCTGCATAGTTCTTATGTAGTGGTCGTCCTTCTGGGTGCTGGTTAGCGTGGGTATTGTATGAAGTCTGTACCCAAGTACCACCAAGGTTTGCCTCGCACCACTCTTTGGTATCAGCAACAATCACCTGTGCTACTACCCCATCTACAACTTGTGCAAAATGTGCCATAATTATTCCTTTTCTTCACCGTATAAAGTTACTGTATTTACTAACTTGACATCACGCTTTGTCATAATGCCACCCTTTTCATCAAGCTGTGACTTGGCTGTTGCCTCATCATCTGCGATGATGTGGACTAACATATTTACCTCAAATGAAAAGCATTGTGTTGGCTTTGTTTCTTTAATTTTAGTTACGTTATCTTTGGTCATTGGATCTCCTTATGCTGGGTAACGAACTATAACTATACCAGAACCGCCGTTGCCACCAGCAATAATTCCATCTTGAGCAATCATTCCGCCACCGCCACCGCCTGTATTTGTAGTTCCAGGATTTCCAGCAGCAGAAGTATTTTTGCCAGCACCACCGCCACCTGTACCAGCAGTTCCAGCAGAACCGCTACCTTGTCCAGAACCACCACCGCCACCTGCATAAGTAACTGAAGTTCCTGAAATTGAAGTGGCAACGCCATTACCACCATTGCCACCTGTTGCATTACCCCCGGAAATTCTAGCTGCCGCAGTTCCTACTGCGCTTGCACCACCACCGCCGCCGCCACCGCCTGCATCATTTTGAGAAAAAGCACCGCCGCCTGCATATCCTTGATTGGCAGTACCATTGCCACCTGCTAAATTATTATATGAGCCACCACCACCTGAGCCGCCATTACCGCCAGCAGTAACATTTCCGTTTGCTCCGTTACCGCCACCTGTAGATGTAATTGTAGAAAATACTGAATTAGAACCGCTTTGTACGCCAGAATTGAAATAAGGCCCACCTGCTCCACCAGCGCCAACAGTAACTGTGTAACCAACACCACTTGTAAGAGATAATGCAGACTCTAGTGACCCGCCACCGCCAGTTGCAGTAACAGTTGAGCGCAATCCACCACCACCACCAGCACCAAGAGCAGCACCGCCACCACCTGCAACTACTAAGTAATCAGCAGTTAAGTTTGCAGATGGAGTAAATGTTCCAGATGATGTAAATGTGTGAATCCAGTTTGTACCATCAAATGTAATCGTTCCACCAGTTGCTTTAGGATCATTGCGAACTGCAAATGTACCCGATGATGTAAATGTGTGGATTGTGTTTCCACCTGAAGTGGTTACAGTTCCGCCACCTGCATAATAACCAGCAGGAACTGCGGTAGTTGTGTAACGAGCTATGACAATTCCTGAACCGCCTGCTGCTCCAGTTCCGCCACCACCACCGCCACCTGTATTAGCAGTTCCAGCAGTATTTACTGCACCACCACCTGCAGTTGCAGTTCCATTTGTTGTAGTACCGTTACCAGCACCACCACCTGCATAAGATACAGATGAACCTGAAATACTATTGGCTACACCAGCACCACCATTACCGCCATTACCTGATACTCCTGTGTTAAGTCCTCCTCCAGCGCCACCTGCTCCACCACCACCACCTGAGTGACGAGCCGCACCACCATCGTAATAACCAAAACCGCCTATGTAACCTTGGTTAGCAGTTCCTAATCCTCGAGTACCACCACCAACGCCACCAGTGCTTGCGCTACCACCACCTGAACCACCATTTACACCGCTTGCATCACCTGTATTATCATCGTTTGGCGCACCACCGCCACCACCTGTTGAGGTAATGGTTGAAAATACTGAGTTGCTACCGTTAGTTCCTTTTGTTCCAGCAGGATAAGTTCCAGTACCTGCTGCTCCACCTGCTCCAACGGTTACAGTAAATGAAGTATTAAAGGCAAGAGATAGTGCTGATTCAAGTGAACCGCCACCACCTGTTGCAGTTACGGTTGAACGAAGTCCACCCGCACCGCCTCCAGCACCGTTAGCACTACCACCGCCACCACCGCCTCCTGCAACTACAAGGTAGTCAACGTTTATACCGCGAAGATAATTTTGAGAAGCATAAATTCCAAGAATAGGCATTAGGCTATATCTCCAATCACATACCAGGAATCGGTATCACGCTTTACCAAAGTTAAAGCAGAGTATTGTGCTCTGCACTTTGGAGCAGCAGCGGTAGCACCAGTTGAAACAACAGTTGTAGTTCCGCTAGTTGCAGCTTGAACAGTTACCTGCCCTGCACCGATCTGGATAAGGTTGATCTGAGTTCCAACAGGAAAGGCAGTTGTTGCATTTGTTGGAATTGAGTAGGTCTGACCAGCAGCGTTGCTTGCTGTAACCAGCTTGTTGTCAGCATCTGCCAAGACAAATGTATATGTGGTACCAGTTTGTGCGTTAAAGGCTAACGCTGCTGAGGCACTGGTTGTACCTCCTACTAGATTAACTGCCACTTAGTTACCCTCACTCCCGAACGCACTAAAGGATGAAGTTCCTGTAGTTGAATAGACTGTAATAACATCTGTGTTGGCCAATGTGATACCAGATGTAATGGCAAGTAAAGACCCGCTAGGTACCTGTACACCGTATGCGATGTAGTGCTCATTGGCTAATGATGCACCTGCTGGGCGCACTGCGATACGGATTGTATCGGCTGCCCCGCCTATGTTTGACACATTAAGTGTTGAAACAATCGTTGCACTACCTGCTGTTAGTAGCGTAGTTGCAGTTGCAGCACTAGGTGCAGATTGTGCTAAAACCTTATATATTGGCATTAAACTAGATCTCCTATCAAGGTCCACGTATCAGTTGCTGTTTTAACTAGGGTAGCTGCAGACCATTGCGCTCTAGTTTTAGTTCCAGTTCCATTGACGGTAACGCCTGTGTCTCCTGCAACAGTTACTTGACCTGCTCCAATTTGCTGAATGTTAATCTGAGCACCTGTTGCATAACCAACAGATGCGTTGGTTGGCACCGTCAAGGTAATAGCAGAGGCATTAGATAGTGTTACTAACTTGCCATTGTCTGCAAGGACTGTTGTATATGTAGTACCAGTCTGGGCATTAAGTGCAAGATTGATAATGGGTGCTGTTAAAGTCTTGTTGGTTAAAGTCTGTGTTGCAGCAATACCTGCTAAGGTATCGTTAGATGTAGGAGGCAGTGTCAGGGTGTTAGTTCCTGCAATGGCTGTTGCTTGTACCGTAGTGGTACCAGATGTGGAACCACTAAAGCCTAAGTTAGTAACTGGCGATACTGCTCCTTGAAAGTTTGTTAGATCATAAGATGAAAGTACGTGCTTAACACTTGCACCTGCGCTATGTGTTACTGCAGATGTACCAGCCTGACCACGTACAATGGTCATTGTATCTGATGACTGGTTAGTGATGAATACGATTTCTTCGTTGATTGTGTCAACATCAATAGCAACTGTGAACACATCTACGTTGCCAGAACCTAGTGTTACTCCACCCATTAAGGCTGAGCCAGTGCCACTAGCTACAACCATAGATGTTGCACCACTACTTGTTATAGCATTTTGCAGTGTTGTCTCAACGCTAGTAGAGGAATATTTACTGGTCATTGGTTTTCCTTATCGGGTGTAGTAATTGAGATATTCGATTGCTGAACAAAGTACATTGATGTCATCTTTTAGTAGTCCTAGTCCTGTATTACATTTGTGGCATAAGACACCACGCTTTGCCTTGGTCTTGTGATCGTGGTCTGCGTGCCAGTTGGTAGCTCCTGGATCTTCTGTACCACAGATAGCACACTTGTATCCTTGTTCTTTTAACTTATTCTCAAAATCTTCAGAGGTAAAACCAGAGAGTTTCTTTCTGTTCCACTCTCTAGTTCTCTTGTTGTACAGAAGTTGTTTCTCAGGCGACGGCTTCCATAATCTTGCACATTCTTTGCACTGATTGTGTACGCCTAGTTTACCTGATTTATTTTTATTAAACCCTGAAAGGTTCTTTTCTTCTTTACAACTACTACAACGCTTTGTGTTCATCAGCGCGTATAATGGATTCTTATCGGGTACTTGTCTGCTAACTTCAACGCTTCTTCATTGAGTCGTTGCTGGTATAGAGCAAAGATGTAACGAGATGCAGCAACGCCTGCAGATGATGGTAGTTTGGTATCGTTTAGATCGGCCTCAGCACTAGAGAGATTGATTCGTCCAGCGTCAAGATAAGACAGTAACTTGTATGATGCTCCGAGTACGACAACATCCTTACAAGAATCAGGTAGACCAGTAACGTCAGCAAAATCATCTGTGTTGGCATCAAGAGTGTTCGGCGTGGCGGTATACCAAACTTGAATAGTACGACCAGGTTGTACGTTGTCATAGATATTAAGAGTATTCTGTGTGTTAAAGGTTGCAACGTTAGCCATACCATCTAAGCGCCAACGGTTAATGGGTAGCCATTCTTGGCTAGAGCCTGTTGTCTGCCAAGAGATAAACAAGATATCTTCTACATCATCTGGTAATGGATATGTAGTCTGAGATGCGTTAAAGGTAAATGTGTAAGAGTCTGCAATCCAGAGTTTAGGATAGAAACTGTTGATTGTATCGTTGATAGCCTTCTTAATGTTATTACGTGGAAAGGTTGGAGATAGAGTTACTTGTGCATACTGTGCGTGAGGCGAAGCTGAAGTTCCCTGATACCCACGACCAAAGCCTGGGATAACATTGAGTGTGTTATTTGCTGGTGTGAAACTATCAACCCACATAAGTTCATCATCAATTTCAATGATGCCTTTAGCAAGGTTACCTCCAGAACCAACGGTAATCTCAGTGCTAGTGGTGGTCAGACCAGCAGCGTTTGCAACATAAGTGATGCGATCTTGGCGCAGGGCGTAGCCTTGCAGGTTAGCCTTGACCTCATCTACTAGGTCGTTTAGTGTTGGCATTATTTCCTCTCATACCAGCCATCTCCCCACAACGTAAGGAGTCTTGCAAAATATTGTTCATACTGTGGTGCTATAGCATCCAATGAATACAAGGACACTGCTCTTTTATGTATTGCTACTGGGTCTAAACTCTTTACCCACTCTGTAGCTACTGCAAACTCCATTGCATTTCTGCAACGATATCCAGTAACACCTTGTGGATTAGTCTCTGTAAAGGCTCCCCAGTCTGTAGTAATCGTTGGAGTTCCGCAGGCTTGTGCCTCGATTACAACGTTACCGAAAGGTTCTATATATAGCGTTGGTGCAAACAAGGCGATAGCACCGCCCATTAACTTTGCACGTTCTTCGGGACCTACTGGTCCAACCCATTCGCCATACTCAATCTTTGGGTCTTTACCAGGACCTGCCATAATTAACTTTAAGCCCAGTTCTTTACACACGTGCTGGGCAATAATTAAACCTTTACGATCTACCATACGTCCTACGTAGAGGTAGTAATCTTCTTTCTTTTCTTGCAGCGGAAACATCTCTGGTTCTAAGTAACCAGGAATAACCGCATCATAGAAGTTGCCATCTACTAGCGTAGGGTTCTTAAACATTGCATAGATGCTGTGCATCCAAGCGTATGATTCAAAGACCTTGTACTTACTAAATACTCCACCATAACCCACACCAAACTCTACGCTGATGTGGTTGGGATAAGCCTTAGCAATTGGTTCTTGTGATGCTCCACCGATAAGACAGATAAAGTCTTTCTGCTGTAGCCTCTTGCCTAACTCTTTGATAGCATAGTTATTAAAGATCTGCCAGTGAGGTAGACTATTATCAAAGGCAGCTTCGGTAAAGTGTTTACCATCTAGCGCCTCTAGCTGTTGTTCTTTAGTAATACAAGTAATCAGTTCATCGCACGGTGCTTCGTTCTCCTCGCTTGCATACAGATAGACCGTATGCCCAAGGTTCTTCATCATTATACAAAAGCGTCTTACCTTTTCGGTATAGGCGCAGTTGACGTAATCTTTAGTTGTCTGTGTATGGGGCAGGCTGATAACGTGGAATCTCATAGGAGAATCCTACATTCCACCCAGCATTAAGATATCAGGCAACGCTGTAGCATTTGTACCAGATGCACCAGTTGGTCCTGTAGCACCCGTAACACCTGTCGGCCCAGTTGCACCAACTGGACCTGTAGCACCTATAGGTCCTGTAGCTCCTGCAGGTCCTGTGGCTCCAATCGGGCCAGTCGCTCCAGTATCACCTGTCGCTCCTGCTGGTCCCGTAGCACCAGTTGCTCCAGTCGCTCCAGCAGGACCAGTAGCCCCAGCAGGGCCAGTGGCACCAGTAACACCAGTAGGTCCAATATCACCTGTAACTCCTTGCGGTCCTGTTGCTCCTGCTGGGCCTGTTGCACCAGCAGGTCCTGACGGTCCAGTATCTCCTGTAACACCTTGAGGACCTGTTGCTCCAATGGGTCCTGTAGCCCCTGTGGGGCCTGTAGCGCCTGTTAAACCCGTAGGTCCAGTCTCACCTGTGGCACCTGTTGGTCCAGTCTCTCCTGTCGGACCAGTATCGCCCGTAGGGCCAGTCTCTCCAGTAGGTCCAGTTGGGCCTGTGTTTCCTGTTACACCTTGTGGGCCAGTCGCCCCCGTAGGTCCTGTCGCACCAACTGGGCCTGTTGCTCCAGTGTCTCCAGTTGGTCCCGTAGGTCCAGTATCTCCCGTTGCTCCTGTATCACCTGTAGGTCCTTCTGGACCTGTTGCTCCCGTAGCACCCGCTGGGCCTGTAGGTCCTGTGTTACCCGTGGCTCCAATAGGACCCGTGGCACCCGTTGGGCCAGTCGGCCCAGTACTTCCTGTATCACCTGTTGCTCCTGTCGGACCAGTGTCTCCAGTTGCACCTGTTGCACCTGTTGATCCAGTCGGTCCCGTTGCTCCCACAGGACCGGTAGGTCCTATCGGTCCAGTAACTCCTTGAGTACCTTGAGGTCCTTGGTCTTGCGAAAATTCTACTCCTACTTGTGGGGTAATGTTTTCGATAACAATAATAGTCGTCACGTTGTTACCGCCCCTGTCACAATAAATTTGCCTTCTAGGATTCTTGTAATAGTTCCACCAGAATCTACTACTAGATCATAGGCATAGCGCCCTGCTGTAATAGCTGCAGTAGTTGCAGCATTAAGTGTTACTGTAATGCGTCCGTTAAGATGGTCAAAAACCATACGATTGTTAGCAGTAGATGCCACTACAGTTGTAGTAGATGCACCAACAAACGGGCGTACAGTCATAGTTCCTGTGTAGCCAGTTAAGTTCCAAGGAGTCTGGTCGTTAAGGATTTGGAACTGGAAGTTAAATGTAGTGGCTTGGTCACAGACCAAGTTATATTTAGCACTCATTAGGACTCAATATTTCGCAAAGCCTGCGCTGCAGGTAGTTGAAAAGTACCAGCGAGAGAGTTACATATACCATTAAAATCAAGAAAGTCGTTTTTATTCGTCCTGTTGTCAATCGCATTTAATACACCAACTGTATCTGTAGCAGTGATAGTAATGTTGCGTTGGGCAGCCCACTGACGAGCAGCTAAGGCTTGTCCAACCATAGCTCCTGGCATCCTATAAGTTCCGCCATTTGCTAAACGATTTAATTCTTGAGATAGTGTGGAATTTGTAGATGACTCTACGACATAACCGCCGTACTCTACGCCATTTTCTTCGTACCCAAATACAGCATCATAGATGAAATTGAAATTGTTATAGACATAGAGATCAGTTTCATATGGACTGTCAACATCATAAATGGGAGTAGACATCTACCCTTACCTACTTTCGCTTAAATTAAGGGGTTGGAACTATTGCGTATGCTGGTACTGCGTATTCGACGCTATCTATTGTAAACTTAAACCAAGTTACAGGATCGCTGTCATCTACTTCACCAGGGTCTGTGCCAGCAACAAGTTCATCTGCTGCATCTGCAGTTACTTGAGCGATATTAAGCGCTAAGTCTCCACCTAGTGGGCTAAGACCAATGCCTTCAAGTTCTTCTACTCTATCTACTAGACCAGTAGTTTCGGTATCAACTGTTGTTTCAAGTGCTTCTACACGGTCTACTAGACCAGTAGTTTCAGTGTCTACAGTATCTTCTAGTGCTCCAATACGAGCGCTTACATCTGCTGCGCCACCTTCTGGATTTGTTCCAAGAGCTGTTTCGATAGCCTCAACAGCATCATTAAGATCTGAGTGCTGTGTAGCGTGAGGTACTGTTACAGAGTTTAGTGTGTCTGATGATGTGGGGTTAGTGAAATCATCAATCGCCCCAGGATATGCGGTTGCCATTTTTCTCCTTTATTTCTTTGATTTGTTTTTAGATACTGCTGCGTTATCAACTAGATTAGGATAAGGACGGCCTGCCGCCTTTGCCCTTGCCTTTGCTGCTGTTTTTTGTGCAGGTGTTAATGCTTTTGACTTCTTATTAGGATTTGGTTTATCCCAAAATGCTGCTTTCTTTTTCATTTGCAACTACAATCCCAAGCACGAAGTGACTTGTTAATTCTTGAGTTCGGATCTTTGGCTGTCTTACTAGAAGTATTCTTTGCCTTCATCCCACACATACGACCACAGAAAGACTTACGTCGTCCTGCAGACTTGGCAGACTTAGCTGCCTCAGCCTTTTTAACTGGAGGCTTGAGGTTCATCCCCTGCGCTTTAGCAGAGGCACGACCCTTTGCGTTTAGGCCACCCTTTGGGTTCTTGCCCTCTGCTCTTTGCCACGCTGGAGACTTAGCCATTAGTTAGCACTTACAGGCTTTGTCCGACTTACCGCACTTGCGACACTTACCTGGTTTTCTTACTGGCATTTACTTTGCCGCCTTTCCCATAGCACCTGTCTGTAGTGACTCGTATGTCTCATACTTCTTAGCACCATCATATTGCTTATCAGGTGTTGGATACTTTGTAATATCTTCTGAATAGTTTTCCATTATTACTCCTTGAATGTCATTGAGATCCCATCGAAAGCCTTACCAGCCTCGTTGGAAAGTTGGACTGCTGCATCTATATCTTTACTCTTTGTTGAGCGTGGCTCTATACCCTGACGTGTTGCGTCATAGTAAGACTGCAGTTCTTTGTCGTGTTGCTTTGCAGTAGGTATACCTCTGTGGTTTGCCACTCCAACACTTAGTTCTAGGTCGCCTACCTTGCAACCAAAGCATCCTTCTACATATTCAGGATGAGTTGTTCGTCTATGTAGGCTCATACTATCGGTGTCACATAATCGCCGTAGCCAGCATCAATAAGAACTTGTGCTTGACCATCGCTAATCTCATACTCGTGTCCACCAAGGAAGTAGTAACTAGCTTCTGCTAATTCATCTTGGCTTGGAGTCAATGTTAGTCTGACATTAGTTCCATTAACAATGATTGTCTGTCCACGTGGTACATCTGTGATGCTTGGAGCAATAGGACCATCAATGGTTCCACCATTAAGACGACGACCTGCAAGGCGTGAATAAGGAGTAAACTCGTTATATCCCGCGCCCCAGGTTTGCCACTGGTACGGAGTTGTTAATGTGTATGCCATATCCAACCTTTCTTAAGTAGCAGAGGTGGGTTTGACCCCACCCCTGCCGAACGGAAATTATCCGTTAGTTGCTGCTGATTCAATACGAATGAGAGCAGACTCACGAAGGCGTGCAAAGCCTCCGAAGTAGTACCAACCGATTGTGCGGAAACGACGGAGTGCATCAATCTCTGGACCGATAACGGTTGAGATGTCTGCAGCCTGTGCTTCAGCCAATGCTTCACGACCTGCGATGATCGCACGGTAGTTGTTAGTAAATGTTACAGTACCTGTATCAGCAACTGATGAGATGTTAGATGCTGTTAGGTCGTATGTGAATGTTGTAGCTGAACCAACAGCCTTAACGGTGAATGTACCGTTAACACCTGTGTTAGTTGTAGCAGCAACTGTTACAATCTGATCTACGCCAAGACCGTGAGCAACTGCTGTAGTAATAGTTACTACGTTAGATGTCAAAGCAACGTTTGTGATTGCAACTGTAGGTGTGATACCTGCGGCTAGCTTTAGACCGTTTAGGACACGTGGTGTCTCAACGATGAAAGCACCTTCGATAACGCCTACTGCACCAGCAACGAACGGTGTACGCTCAACGTACTTTGTTAGCTCCTGGAATCCACCTGTACCAGTTTCAGCGCGAAGATCGGCTGACTGACGTGGGTGTAGGTATGCAGCATATAGTTCGCCCATACGAGGCAAAGCCTTGTTTGTGCGTAGTGTTACAACAGCGTTGCGGATATCTGCAACACGAATTGTGTCTACTGATAGAACTGTTGCTGATGATGTTGGAGCAGAACCTGATGGGCCTGCTGAGTATAGAACGTTAGTTCCTGCTGATAGGACCTGTCCTACTACGTTGTCAATAGAATCTGCTGCGTTGTAAGCGATGATGTCAGCAAGTGCTGAGTCAACATCGTTGAATGAAGTTAAGTTTAACTTCTTTGTTGTTGTAACTGCTGAACCGTATTCGTTCAGTGTTACTGTAACCGCATTTGGGTTACCTAGTGCAATGCTTGAAACATCTGATGATTCGCTCAATGTAGAAGTAGCTTGTGCCAAATCTGAATAGATTGAGAAAACAACTGATGATCCTGGCATCGCCTGTTGTACTGGCTTAACATCAGCAAGTGAACGCATAACTGGAATGGAACGAAGTGCCATTCTTACATACTGGTCGTATGCGGTAGTTACGAGTGCGCTGATGCTAGAGCTAGTGGTTGGGGTACCTGTTGGAATTGCCATTAGGGTCTAGCCTTTCTTGTTTAGGATCGGATTAGAGTCCAGACAACCTAATAACTTCATCCAGTTCTTCTTTGCTGTTAGCGTTCATTAGTTTTTGCATAATGTCTCCATTGTGCTCTGGCGAAGCGCCAGAGTCTGCGGAGTTTGTCATACGCTTGTATGCTGCAGCATCGTTTGGATTTACGTTAGGTGTTGCCTGGGTTTGGCCTACTTCAATACCGAATACATCGGCATAGTCTTCAAGCCATTTAGATACAGACTCTTCAGTTGGGTCTATATCCTGTGGGATAAATGAAGCAATTTTGCTGTTTACCCCGCGACTTGCGAGGGCATCCTTTATTGCTCTTTCGCGTTGGGCCTTGTTAAGTCCATCGAACTGAGCACGAAGCTCTTGTAGTTCTTTGTCCTTCTGCTTAGACGCTTTGCGTAGTTGCTTTACTAGATCGTTTGATGAGTCATCATTGAAGTCGTCATCATCCTCGTAGTCGTAATTGGACATAGTGGTCCTTCTCCCTATTAGTTGTTGGCGCAGGCCTCACATATCCTTGGGGTGGGTTATGTGGCTCCTACTACTGGTCTTGTT